TCAGCAGCTTGGCGTCCGAGGAGGAGGCCTCATGGACCTCCCCCAAACGAACCACCTGGCCCGCCAGCATTGTTTGCCGTAGAACCTTGATCAACATGATCAGAGGGTGTTGTTGCCGCGGCTAAACGACTCGGGATGACGGACGGCGATGTCGCAGTCCTGCATGGCCACCACGCGCACAGTCCCGGAGGTGCTGTGGGTGTAGGGATCCACCATCAGATCAAGGCCAGAGAAGTAGCCGATGATTAGATCAGCGAAGTTGCCGAACCACAGATCGCCAGAGGCAACTTGGTTGGACAGCACGCCGCGGTAGCCGTTCACCTCACCGTTCTCCATGATGAAGATGCCGGAGCCGGCGTCCTTCTTCGTGGTCTTCAGGTTGCCGCGCATCGCAGCGTTCATCAGGTAGACAGGGCTGCCGAGCAGAGCGTTGGCGGTAGCCACATCGCTCTCCAGTGCCACCACCTCAGCGAAGGTAGGAGCGTCAGCAGCGAAGTCCTCGGTGCCGATGCCGGTGGTGTTCTTCAGACCCAGAGGCTCGTTGCTGGAGCCGGTGCCGTACAGACCAGCGGCGTCGATCTTGAGAGCGATCACACGGGCCAGGTCGTTGCGAACCATGTTCTCCACATCGATGGAGGACTGGATCATCAGGCGACGGCTGAAGTCGGTGTAAGCAGCCACGGTGCGGGGCACCAGGCTCACCTGATCAACGGTTTGCTGGGACTCGGTGGGGGAGCCGGACTCATTTACCCAATAGGCGGTCGCGGCGCCGGACTGGCGGGGGATAGCCACGTTGCCGGTCAAGCCGGTCAGCACGGTGGCGCCAGCTTGATCCAGAGCAGAGGCATTGCGCAGCAGGTCGATGAACGAACCAGCATCCAGCTCAGTGGCAACCAGGTTGCCGCCAGCGGTAGCAGCGCCCACGTTCAGGTCGCGGCGGAGCACTTCCTGAGGAACGGTGATGCCGCGGGACTGGCGACCCAGCTTGGCCGCAGCAGCTTCAGAGGCCTCGATCTCGAACGCAGCAGCCTCACGGGCCGAACGGTCGGTGGGGTTGGACAGATAGTTGATGGCACGCAGGAAGGAGAAGCTGCGGCTCTCCTTCTCAGTCAGGCCGATTTCAGCGGCACTCATGTTCACGGGCTCCTGTTTGATGTCGAGTTTGTCGAGCACAGCAGCGCGAGCCTCGTCGATAGAACGACCAGATTCGATCAGCTGGTGGCCAAGGTCGGCCATGTTGTGCTTGTCGCACAGTGCAGAAATGCCAGCGATGCGGGAGCGCTCAGCCTCAGCGGCTTCGGCCCGCACCACGGCCAGATCAGTGGTGGCGTTTTCCATTTCAGGAATGGGATCGGGTGTAGGTGCTGCCGGAGCAGCGGGCTCAGCCTCAAGAGATCGGCCAATACCGACGCCGGGATCAGCCGGCACCGATACAACTGAGACCTCATAAGGCGACCAAGCAGTAGCAACAAAGTCGCCACTGCCGCGCTCCTCCATTTTGTCGATGGAGTAGCCGAAAGAGACATTCCGAAGAACGCCGTCTTTCACATCGCTCAAGATTTCCTGAGCGAATGAATTGCGGCTAAACCGCACACGCGCATAGCCGCGACGTTTGTTGCCGTCGATATAGGCGCGCTCCACAACGCCGATCACGCGATCAGGGTTGTGGTTGAACAGCAGTGGTGCGCCATCGTTAAGACGGCTGAGATCAGCAGCATTTGCATCATGGCTCAGGATCTCGTTGCCGAAGTAACGGGCGACAGGAAACTCAGAGCTGAAGGGAAACTCGTAGGTGCGATCCTCTACCTCATCAAAAGTGGTGAGCTCAGCGCGCTGATGGCGGCCAATGCCGGGCATGGTGCGCTCCTCGCCGGTGGCCTCCTCAAACATGATGGGATCCATCTCATTATCAGCCAGCCATTGCCGCGCTTCGTCAGGCGTGAACTGCTGCGCATCAAATCGCACTGCTTGAATCTCGCTCTCACCTTGCTTGATCCCATAAATGAAATCAACGCCCTCACCGCCAGCGTTGTTCTCACGGCGCAGTTCGTCGTACTGATCAGGATCAGTCATCCGAGCCGCATGTTCGTTTGGATAGGGCCGCGCCTCTTCCATCTTTCTAACCTGCAATGCCTTGATTCTATCGGCCTTTGCGGTAGTCATCACTCTTCAGGCGCCTCAGTTGGATCCTCTAGCGCTGATTCCTCTTCGTATTCCTCCTCTTCTATCGGTGCGCTCGTCTCCTCAAAGGCAGGCGTTGCACCCATTCCCAATGGCGCCTGCACTGCGCCGCCTTCTGTGACTTCACTCGGATCCGTATCCGTCACGATGTCCATCTCATCAAGCATCGCCAGCTCCGCCTGACGCGCCACCAGTACATCCTCAAGGTCACCGCCTTGCTCAGCAATCACCTGGCCCAGCGTCTTGAAGCCACAGCGCACTGCCGTCTTATAAGCATCTACCTCGCGCTGCGGATCAACCCACTCCCAGCTGCGAGGCACCCAGCGGCTAGCGCGGTAGCGATCAGGGTTGGTCTCATACCCAGGCAAGTTCAGCGCGCCGCTCAGCACCGCCATATCAAGCCACTTCTCAAATACCTGCTGATGGAAGTTCTCGATCATGTACCGCTGCAACACGCGGTAGGTGTCGCGTTCCTCAAGCAGGCTCAGTCGGCTGCTGCTGTAGTTGCTCTCTGAAAAGTTCTTGCTGATGCTTTCAAAGCTGACGCCAACGCCAGCGGCAACAGCACGCAACATCGAACGAGTAAATGGCTCAAGCTGCCCGTCAGGTGCATTCAGATCAGGCACCGTGACGGATTCACCGGCCTGCAGGTACTTGAAAACACCAGGCTCGAACGACGAGACCCGCTCGCCCTCATACACCTCATCGCCCACCAGCTCACCCTCAGGGCTGGTAATGAATCCCATCAGCGCCGAGCTAGCCCGAGCGCGCACCACCTCGGCCTCCTCGTAACCCTGCAGCATGTGCAGCCGCATCAGCGCAGATGCAAACCATGTCACGCCTCTCGTCTGCCCCGGCCGCTCAGGCAGGAACAAATGGATCACCTCATCAGCAGGTACTCGCACGCGACGCCCATTGGTGCGTGTATTGCCCGCATAGGTATCACCCGGATGGTTGGCGTAGAAGTGGTAAGCCTGCGGCCTCAGGTACTGATCAACCTCGATGCCCATTCGCACCGTGTTGCCGTCTCTTGCCTGCGGAACATCATCGTCAATCAGGTAATCAGCCTCAAGCACCTGCAAAGCAAATGGCACTTTGCTGTCGCCAAATGGGCGGCGGATCATGCGGATGAACACCTCGCCAGACTCAGCCAGTGACCGCACCAGCAGGCGCTCGATGTCATGAAAGCCAAGGATGCCGCTCACATCACAGCGATCCTTGTGCATCCATTTCTCCCACTGCTCGTGAATTTGCCCGTTGATCGCTTCATCCAAGCGGCCACCACGGAGCATCCGCACCTGACCCTGGTGCCGAATGCCGTGTCCGATCACATTGTTCTGAATGGCCCGCAACGCCTGCCGTGCATAGTCGTTGTCTCTACACAACTGCCGTGCACGGTTGCGCAGTGCCTTAAAGCTGCTCTTGATTTCGCTGTCGGCACTCGTGCCACTGGTTACCCAGTCAGCCGTCAACCTGCTAACGCGCGCACCTTGATACGCACGCCGCTGCGGCCGTACCGGCTCGAATCCCATTGCCTTGAATAGCCGCGTGCGCAATCCCATCTCAGAACCTCACGAACAGATTGTGCGGATTGCCAAGCCCATTGGCGATTAGCTCCGCCATCTGTTCACGCTTCACCTCAGCCTTCAGCTTAGATTCCAGCGCCATCAAATCATTCAAGTTGTAACGGCTCAGGCTTCGATTGCCGATGCTGTATTGCTGCACAGCACCGCCGCTGATCAGCGAACGGATCGCAGCTTGCACTGCGTCCAGATCCTTCTGCGCTTGCGTCCGCCCATCCAGCGCGCCAGGCGTGCCCGCATAGCTCAACGCGGCAAGCACCGTCAGCTGGCCGCTGCCCAGTGTCACCACTGAGCCAGCTTTGCTAGCAATCGCCTGCCAGTACCAAGTGCCCGCATCGAATCCGGCGCTAGTGGCCGCGGCGATGCTGAACTCCCAGCCGGTCCCATATGCCGTACCGGTAACGTTCGCACCCTCGCTTGCTGTGTTCGTCCGCAGCCAATACGTCAACGAATAATCCGAGCTGCTAACCGAATTGCCCAGATTATCCACGCCCTGAACATCACGCCACTGGATCGTGTCGCCTGCTCTGATCTCGCTCGGGATGTTCACGGCCTACCAGTTGCTGACGAATCCAGGCCCCACCGCAGACGGCTGTGGCTTCCTTGATCTTAGCGGCGCTTTCTCACTGCCTTCTAACTGCGCACGCAATTGCTGCCACATCGTCGCGCGGTTGTATTTCCTGTAAGTCAACTGCAATGCCGCATACGCATAGACCGCACAATCAAGGGCCTCATTTCGTGCGCCTGATTTCTTCACCCATTCACGCACGGGGAACCCGCCTCGGTTGTATCGCAATGCCTGCTTCTCTGCTGTCAGCTGCTTGAAATACTCCTCATCCGCAGCCAAGCCAAATCGCAATCCACCAGGCCCATCCTCGTTGTGCTTCATCCTCCCGAACAGCGTCGTTTTGATCGTGTCACTGCCGACGCTGAACAGCGTTACGCCACGCTTCACGATCCGACCTTTCCAGTTCACGTCCACCTTGTTGCCCTTGCTAACCGCAGCGCTGCCCCTCTTGCTGCTGCCCTTGATCGCCACTACGCCCTGCCGCACACGATCACGCACATAGTTGTAAACCTCATGGGTGCAGTGGCCGCCAGAGTCAACCGCGATCTGGCTCAACTTCAATTCACGCCCTCCTTCAGCTCGCCATTCAGTAGCAATCACCTGATCCAACTGCGCCCACACCTCCGTCTGCGTCGGGTCGCCCATCAGCTCCTGATGCCACACCAGCCAACCAGTCTCGCCCTCGCCCCATCCCCACACGCTCACCGCCAACCTGTTGTCCTGCACGTCAACGCCAGCGGTCAGCAGCAGCACGCCATCAGGGCAGGTGCCAGGTTCATACGCAAATCGCTTAGCCATCAAGCCATCAGCGCTCACCTTGCTCGCATAGTCCTCCTCCCATGTTTCCGCCAGTCGCGTGTTGACAAAGCTCTTCAGCATCGGTGCGTCTGACTTCGCCCGCAGAAAGTCGTCCACCATGTCCGCCCAGCTCAGCCAGCCCAGCGGGCTGTACAGCCCAGACAGCTGGAAGCCAGCAGTCTTGCCATCACTCGGCGCCGTAGCCCGCCACTCGCCTTGCCTGAGCATCGCCGGCTTGTGGATCTCAGCGAACCGCTCGTGGCAATGCTCGCACTCATACATCACAGTCAATGGATCATCGTTGTGCCACTTGAGCTGCGCCCACTTCAGCCATTGCATCTCCCCGCAACTCGGGCACGGCACATAGAACCGCCGCTGATCACTCCGCTGATACTCCGCCTCAATCCGGCTGAAATCCTTCACCGTTGGCGTACTGGTCAACAAAATCTTCCGCCGCGCAAATGTCGTCGCGCGCTTCTCCGCAAGGCTCACAGGATCGCCCTCGCCATCCACATCAGACGGAAACGCGTCCACCTCGTCCATGAAGATGTAACGGCAAGGCGTCGAGCGCAGGCCCGTCGCGCTATTGGCCCCGGTCAGCAGCATCATCCCGCCCGGAAACTCCTTGGCAAACATCGTGTTTCCCGAGTCCCGGCTTCTGGCCGGCGCAATCCGCTCAGACAAGCAAGGCGTCTCGGTGATCAAACTCTCCAGCCGCTGTTTGCTCAGTCGCTTGGCCATCTCCACCGTTGGCTGCACCAGCAGCATCGGGCCAGGCGCGTGCGCGATGACGTACCCGAGCCAGTTGGACCCACTTTCTGTTTTGCCTGTCTGCGCCGCGAACATCATCACCACCCGCTGCACGTTGCTGGTCGTGCTCAGCTCATCCATCGGCTCCCGCAGATAAGGCGTCCGATTCGTCCGCCACGGCCCCGGCTCCGCGCTCGCCTTGCTGCTCAGCCGCCGGTGCGCATCAGCCCATGCGCTCACCGTCAACGGTGGCTCCGGCCGCAGGCCGTCCATGAACGCATCGCTCCAGACGCTCATAACTCCACCTCCACCAGCGCCAACAACGCATCACGGTGCTCATCACTCAGCAGCTGGTGGATCACCGTTGGGTCCGTCTCGCCAGCCAGCTGATGGCTAAGCCGATCGGCCAGGTTGCTCAGCGCTTCTCTCACACTGCGTCCAATCTGAAACGCCTGTTTCTTCACCTCCTCAGCAGGCACCAAATCGCCTCGCTGCTGCGTCACCTGCAGCTTGGCTAGCTCCGCCTGATAGTGCTCGCGTCTTGCGCGGCTCTCATTCAGATCAGGGATTGCATCGTCCGGCAATGCTTCCAATCTCTCGCGCAACTCCCGCGCATCCTTCGGTGGTGGTGGATCAACCGGGTCCGGTCTGCTCACCTTGCTCACACTGTTGGCAATCGTGTTCTTGTTCCACAGCTCTAATGCCAGATCGCGGTCAAGCCATTTCTTTTCATCCTTGATCACCACTGCAGCAGCAATGCGGCTCTTGCTCGCATGGGTCACCGCTGCCTTTGTGCATCCACGGATCGCTGCGAACTCAGCGAACGTAACCAGCAAGGAGTTAAGTGTCTCTACCGTTAACTTAACTCTCACTAAACTCCCACTAAACTGTCTTAAGGGAAGTCTTTTGTGAGACTCGTGAGATCCCTTGCAGCGCAACGGTTTAGGAGCTTTAGTCGCTGACGCTAGAGGAAAGCCGCGCGCGCGAATTACC